TATGAAATCATCTGTGTCACTACCGTCAGGCATATAGAACTGGTAGAACAGCTCATCCTTGGTTATATCTTTGATAGACTTCTCCACTACATCGTGTAGATCAAGTGAATCTATGATATCCCTGCGTGTAAGGTTCTGGTTCTGATGATAGGAGACAAGACCTAAGACACTGCGTAACTTTGTTTCCTCTAGATGCCAAGATGCGAAAGGAACTTTCCTCTGTATCATATTGTACTCTAAGAAGCGCATAACCTCAGTCTTACCTATTCCGGTCGGTGCTTTGATCACAGTAAAGTGACCCTGCATAAGTCCCATGATCTTATCATCCAGTGCCTCTATGCCTGTAGGTACATAATTGTAATCGGGTGACTCTCTAAATAAGTCTACAAACTGATCAGAAGTGTTTAAGATGTTCTCAGGTGTATACTTTCTAGCGTTCCACCATGCATTGGTGAACTCACGGCTAGCGTTATTAGTGAGGAAGTCGTTTGCGTCCTTATAAACGTCGTGTTTGACCCTATAGGTCTTATTAGGAAACATATTAAATATCTTAGACGCTACGGCATTACCTGCTGCATCGTTGTCTACACTCAACACGATCTTCTCGAAACTATCTAACCAATCTCGACACTTCTCCCACAGCCTCTTAGAGGGCGTAGCAGAGGGT